CGTCTACGTTTATAAAAAAGACTTAGTAAACGGATGGCGTTTGGATGAAATTGTTCTCGCGCCAGATTACGCGCTTGAAATTTACGGCGCCGCAGGGATGCCTCCTAGAATTAAAATCGATGGAGATTGGTTAATGATGGCTGGACTAAATTATGACGGAAATAACTTTAGATACTTCGACGGGGCCGACACAGGCGTAATTATTTTATTTAGATACAATGGCAAAAAATATGAATTTATAAAACAATTTCAATCTGATATTCTTAAGCAAGTAGACGCAGATGGACAGCCCAAAGATGTTTATTCTAAAATTAATAGTGAAGCAAGATTTTTTGCCGAATACGCTAATTTAAAGTTAGATGAAAACAATGAACCTGTTGTTGTGACAACTTCAACGGATGAAGAAACTACGGACCCTAATACTCACGGTCATATCTATGTTTTTAAAAGGCGTCCGCATACAAATGAATGGGTGACTGAAAAATATAATCCGTTTAACGACTTTGAACTTAATACTCAACAGAATTTTGAAAATATAGCTTTTGATGGGAAAAATGTCGCAGTTGCGATAGATCGACACCTTTCTTTACCAAACAGAGTGGGCACATTTTCAATAAAACAATTTCAAAAATCAACAAGAGTTCTTGAAACTAAAAATTGGTTTGGAGTTATGAAAAAGGCTTGGTCGGATAATCCAGCCTGGATTATTTACGACTTATTAACTAATCCAATATATGGAGCGGGAACCGTTTTAGACGATTTTAAAGATATAAATGTTTTTAACTTTTTTGAAGTCGCTAAGTATTTTGATTCTATTGATGATGATGGTTTTTATTTACCGATCTACGACGAAAGAGGAAGAACGGAACCAAGATTAAGTTGTAATTTTCTTTTGGAAAATGATTTTAACGCTTTCGAAGTTATATCGTCGATTTGTGACATGTTTTTCGGCGCAGTTTATATCAAAGATGGTAAGTATAATATATGGGCAGATATGCCTAAAGAACCCTCTTGGTATTTTAATAACTACGATGTTATGGATGGAAATTTTTCTTATTCAGACGCACCTAAATCATCTAGAGCTAGCGTAATTAAAGTCCCGTACTTAGATAAATATGAAGCTTTTAAAGAAAAAGTTGAATTTATTGAGGACGAAGATTTAATAAGAAAAAATGGAAAAAATGAGGCCAAATTAGATTTTACTACTTTCACAACTAGGTCTCAAGCTAGAAGGTTTGGAAAACATTATTTATATAATAAATCATACGAGACAGAAAAAATAAAATTTCTTACCGATGGTAAAGCTTTATTTTTAAACCCTGGAGATGTTATAGGGATTAATGATGAATTAAAATCTTTTAAGAATCAAAAAGCATTCTATGAAGTGAGCGAGATAGAACACACTGAAAAAGTATATGCGGTTTCAAATACCGTAAGTGGTGCTTTCACGACCGCCAAGTCATTTATATTTTCTGAAATAACTTTTAATCAAAGCAACACAAACGATTTTGAAGTCACAAATACAGTTGAAGCAAACCCGAGAAATGATACGTTAATACACTATGATTTATGTTTGGATAACGACGGAGTTCCTCACGTTCTTACTCAAGGAAACTCCGTCTGCGACGTATTTAAAAAGACTGATGACGGTTTTGATAAAGTTTTTCTTGATCAGGGAGTTTCTTCTTATCAAACTACCGATACTGAATTTGAAAGCAATTTGGCTTTTGATATTTATAATTACCCATACTTATCTATTGTTGAGAATTCTCGATACAACGACTCAAGTATTCCGCTTGCGCTTACTTTTTCTAAGTTAACTGGAAATGATTTTACTAATAGTGGACATTGGCAATTTACGCGATTAGACAATTTATATAATGATCCAGCAGAAACTGCTGCTGAATCAAATCAGCAAAACAAGAGCATAATTAGAATTAATTCTAATAATGATAAATATATTTTAACTTTTGTAAATTCAGAACCAGTAGAAGACCAAAAAACTGGAGAATACTTATTATATCACTGTCCAGGAGGATCTGATGACACAAATCCAAGTCTTTGGAGCAGACATGTAGTGGCTGCCGAAGACACACAATACACAAATGAACAAATACGAAGGTTTGATATGCGACTTACTAGTGATGGAAAACCAGCTTTTATTTATACTCAAAGTGTAGAAGACTCATACGGTTCAAGATGGCAGATTAGATATAAAGAGTTAACTGGGACTAATGTAGGCCTAGAAAGCGATTGGGCTGACGTTTTTGTACAAGGCACAAATCAAAGAGACTCTCAAATTAGATTGAAGCTTGACAAATTTGACGTTCCTTACGTACTCCATCAATATGAGGTGATCGGCAATAAACCAAATAATTTTATAATATATCCTATAAGTTATACGGGTAGATTTTTTAGGGAAAACTGGAGCGAAGGTACCAATTTTATAAAAAAGGTTGGGAACAACAGCGTCGAAAAAATGTCATTGGAATTTTTGCAAAATGGAAACACTTTAATTTTTAGCAACACTTATCACGATGATTCTGTACCAGGCAGTTATCCTTTTGAATCTTTGCAATTTGAAGAATCTTCGGATAAAAAAGAATGGAGCCAGCATCACAATTGGAGAAAACAATTCGTTTATAAACAAGATTATGTCGCCGATTACTACCAGAGGGGTTATACACCATCTACAGCTTATTCTTTTCTCAAAAATAGCATTACTTTAAAAAACCACGACTCGTTTCTTTACAATGATACTTTCAACATAGATACTTCTATAGAAAATAATTTAGAAATTACTAACCTATTTCCTGGAGATGTGAGTGAACTTTACAAAGAGACTCAGTTTAAAAACTTTTCTTCAAAAATAAAAGAAGAGGCTAATACCGCATCAAATTATCTAACTGTGACTGGCTTTGAAACTAGCGGAAATTATATCAATCTTTTTATTAAAAAAGATATAGAAAATTCAAAAAGTATAAAAGAGCTTTTTGTGAATAACCCTATGGTTAGACCTTTAGCACCAACAGGAGACGGGTATAAAGAATATAGAGTACTTAACATTTTAGAAAAAGAACAAAATTTATATGAGGTGGAAGCGAAGGAATATTTTTCTGACAAATTCGATGCAATAGACACTTTTTCGAGTATGATTGAGCCAGAAGAACCTGAATTTAACATAGGATTACCAAATAATGAAGTTATTAGACCGCCAGAACCTTCTGGTGTGGGGTTTATAACTGGTCTAGACGACGCTGGGTCGCCATTCTTGACTGGAATGATTACTGGAGAGCCCAACGGATCGGAAACCGAATACAGATTATCTTTGTTATATCCTAATGGAAGGGTTTTAGAAAAAGAAATTGAAAAAAACACTAATACTTTGTCATCTTTAAATGAGCCTTTAACTAATTTTGGTTTTTATAATTTGGCTGCCGTTGGAAATTATGAACTAAATGTAAAATCCTTAAGAAATCCAGAGTCCAGCACATTTATTAATAAAGAATTTGTAATATCCAAAACGAAAGATAAAGTAAGCACTTATCCTTTTATAAATGATATAGACTTATTGGTCAATCAAGATTTATTAAATGTAAAAATAAGAACAAGAAACGTGTATGGGGATAACTTAAACTTATTTGATTCTAATTGCAGAATTAATCTAATTATTGAAGGCAAAACTTATGTTGAGAATTCTAAAATGACCGATTTTGAGATTTCTTTTCAACAAATCAAAGAGTTAGCAAATTCTTCATCAAGAGAAAGGGAAATAAAAGCACAATTAACCTACAACGGAACAGTCATTTCAGAAAAATCAAAGATTCTAAAAGATGAAGCTCCGAAAATAACAAACGTTAATTTTGTAAGCGATGGTCTTACTGCTGGTATCGTTGCCGAAGTAGAGGAAAGCGAAAAACTCATATCCATAGATATGATAACTGGAGAAAACACTATCAAAACATTTGCGATAGAGAATCAAAGCAGACTGCAAACCTTTAGGCTTCAAGATTTTGAAATATCAAAGTTACCTAAAGAGCAAAAGATAGACTTCAATTTTGTCCCAAGAGATTTTTATGGAACTGGTCAAGCCTTAAATTGTGAAGGTTTCATTCCAGAAAAAGAATCATTATTTCAAAAGTATAATAATAGTATAATCGGAATTTACTCGATTTATTCAGAGGATGTAATATCTAATGACTTCTCCAGCTACGAATCATCAAATAATCAAAGCGGTTTTTACGGAAATGGACAAGATTGCCTGGTGGAATTTTCAAGTTCGTTGTTGAGTGGCCAATCGGCATCTTTAAATCTTGAATTAGTTTCTAATACGAAAAGTAGTGCTATTTCTATAAAATTTCAAAATGAAGGTTTTTTATCTAGTAAAAAAATCATGAACTTATCAGAAGAATACCACAATGTGAGAGTTTCTGGTGAAAGTGGTTTATTTGAGGGTTTCGATCTAAAGATTAAAAAACTAGTGTAATCTATTAAGGTTGATGGGAGTATGAAAGTTTTAAAAAATAAATTAAAAAACAGTGCTATTAAGGGTAAGGGCAAGTCTGGCGGAAACGCCGAAAACGTCTATCTTGTGCCTCCAGAAAGAACCGATGTATACAGAAGCTCCGCAACTATTAAATCTCTTGATATCTTATCTGAAGGTCCGATTGAGGGACTTTGCCTGAGCGACGGCAGGAGAGCGGAAGGGGTAGATATTTTCGGAGCTGTTTACTTTAACGAGACCCCTGTAAAAGAAAATACATCAAGAACAGTTAAAGTAGCCCCTTTTGGCTCTTCAGATATACAGTTAGTAGACAGAGCGTCCCTATCTTCTATAGAAACAGCATTAACCAATATTAAATCAAACCTATCAGGTTTTATAGCTGGCACCGATACCTCTCAGGGTTTAGCGACAATAGCGCGGTCTGGCATTGATAACTTAACGAACGAATTTTCTGAGTTGTTTTCTAATTTTGACGAATATGAATCTTTGACAAATCAACTAGGGATTATTCAATTTAATTTAGATGGAGTTCTAACTGACGCAAATAGTCGGATGTTCTCTAATTCAAAAAGCCCAATTAGTCCGAAATTTTTTGTCGGTGACGGGACTCACGAAAGATGTGTGAAAGTAGACAACGGAGAGCAAATAATAAAACTACCAGAAAACATATTTGCTTTTGCTCCCAGCTTTGATACTACAGACATATTTGCTGGAACAGATTCTGTTTTTGATTTCTACGAAGTGGACAATTTTGTTGGCGGAGGCATAATGTTCTTTTTTATAGGTGATGAAAATGCTACTGGTGCTGCAGGAGAGTTTTTAACTGGAAAGTTTATTACCGAAGCTAGTGATACTGCGGCAATAGAAAATGGCAGAGATAACGGATACGATGTGATCGGTACGGGAAACTCATTTGTTGAATATTTGAATGTGTCAGATAGACAAGCGAGCCCAGCCAGAGGAGAAACAATAGGAAAAAAAATAAATTTTGCAGTAGATATAGATAATAACTTAAGATTTAATTTTAATAAAATAAAAATAGAGCACACTAAAGGAGATGAATTTCAAAAGCCTCTAAACAATTTTCAAAAGATAATTAGAGACTACCCAGTTCAACAAAAATTATTAGGACCATTTGATCTAAGCGTTGTCTCCAATACTGCCGCTGTAAGCCCCAGAACTATTACTGATCAATTTGGTAATTCTAGAACTATACTTAAGGCTGGCGCTGGCAACAAAGATTATAGACAAGACGGAACATATGGAGCAGATTTTGCAGCTTGGAATGATAACATATCGCAAGAGCACGAAGGATATGGTTATACTCATATAATTCATCAAAACGAAGTTGATTATGTTTCTCCTATTTTAAATATTTCCTTGTTAAGGGATACCGAGCAATCAGTTGATGCTCAATTAGGCAGAACCGAATTTGCTGGTATAACTTTTGAATTTGAAATTGGTTTCGAAGGCAATTATATTGGAGAAAGTCTAGAATCTCTTTTGGCAAGGGGTATAGATCCTAAATTTATTATTTTAAATAATAATAGTTTTACATCAGTAATCGGGGCGGGTTATCAAGGAATAGTCGAAGGCGGATATATAAATGCCCCTTATGACGAAATAAGTTTACCTAAAAGCAGACAACTAAAAAATTTAAAAATTTCTGATATCGATGGGATAACGCAACAGATGATAAGTGATTTTGGTTTAAATCAAGATCAAATTTTATACCCGAACGATTCATGGGTAGACGTCAAAAGACAAATAAAAATTTCAAAAACTAGTTTCGAAACAGAATCTGCTCTCATACAGAGAGAGTGCTCTCTTTATGCAGTTACAGAAATAATAGACTCAAAATTTAATTACCCATTCTCGTCTGTTGTCGGAACATCATTAGATGCCCGAAGTTTTTCTCAACCCCCTATGAGAACTTACGACGCAAAATTAAAGAAAATATTAATACCCTCCAACTATGTTCCCCTCAAAGCGGATGGAAGAGACAAAAGATTCATAGAAAGTTCTAAACAATACGGGAGTAGAGATATTTTTCAATTTAATGGGTCTACTCATATAAAAATTCCTGAAAAAATAGAAGTGGGGACCGATAATTATGAAATATCTTTAAAGGTTAAATTTGGATCAATTGTTACAAGCGCTTCATCTCAGTATCTTATTGATGTAGATGGAGCAAATAGTAATACGCCTGGCAGAGTGGCTATATATCAAAAATCGTCTCATATATATATGCTTGCCGTGAATAGTAATGGTACTAGTTCTTTTACTGATGTCGGCGTTGATATTTCAGCATACTCAGCCTCTGATGTTTTTGAAGTTTCTTTTAAGTCTGTGGGTACTCTTGTTAGTTTATCGGTATCTGTAGGCGGATCTGTTGTTGGTTCTGCAAATAACTTAATGTCTAGGCCAAGTTTTGTTTATGATCCCACTAGTGACAAAAGTTTTCTTGTGGGAGCAGACACTAACGAGTCGTCAAGATTGGTAAATGAAACCCAAATTGCAGACCTCAAAATTAAAAAGAATAATCAGCTGCTACATTTTTTTGATGGGACTGTAATATCTACCGAAAGATTGGGTAGCGCATTTAAAGATAAATTCAATGGCGCTCATGGAGATATTATAGGAAGTTCATCTACTGTAGAAGACACAACCTTTCAATTCGGAAAAAACAAAGCACAAGTTTATGTCGGAGAATGGGACGGCACATTTAAATATGCTTGGTCTGATAATCCCGCTTGGATATTATACGATTTAATGGTGAATCCTGTTTATGGAATCAGAAATCAAATAGACGACTTAGAAGACATAGACATTTTTGAACTTTATGAAATAGCTAGATATTGCGATGGAGTTGATGAAGATGGTTGTTTTGATGGTGTCTCTGACGACAGGGGCGGCCTTGAGCCACGATTTTCTTGCAATATACTTTTGAGCGAAAAACAAAATGCATTTAGTGTTATTGGAAACATGGCCTCTATTTTTAGGTGCGTTACTTACTGGGGTGGGGGATCATTTAATTTTTCAATAGACAGGCCAAAGGACGAAATGGCCATCTTTAATAATTCAAATGTCTTAGATGGAGTGTTTGGTTACGGAGATGTTTTAAAGCAATCTAGATTTACTAGAGTAGAGGTGTTCTATGCGGATAAAAATGATTTTTATAAAATTAAAAAGGAGTATGTCGAGGACGAAGATAGAATTAGAAACTATGGTCTAATAACAAATACTCAAAATGGCATTGGAGCTACCTCAAGATCGCAAGCAAGAAGATTGGGTAAATATATTTTATTGAGTAATAAACTAGAAACAGAAACTGTCGAATTTGTAACTGACCATCAAGCTTTGATTTTAGCTCCTGGCGATATAATAAGAGTCGATGATGAATTGAAAAACTTTGAGATAAATTATGGTAAAATTCTTAATTCTAGTTATTCTCGAGATGAGTTTTATGTAGAGATAGAAAATTCTTTAAATACAGGAAATATTAAAACTGGTCAAGATAGTGCTATTTACTTATACAAAAATACAGGACAAACAGAAATAAAAACTCTTTATGATATTGCAAAATTTGATCAAGATTATAGCTTTGGAGAGGATGGGGATATATATTCTGGACATTTGCCTTTAGATAAAATAGGCAGTGCATATGAAAAATTTGTATTTAAAAGCGAAATTACTGGTATATCTCTAACTAACAACTCCGCGTCCATTAAATTAGATTTAAAAATAGATAAAAGTGCTGAGCTATATGGAGACAAAATTAAAAATGGGTCGCCGTTTAATCTAGAATTAAATAATGGTGTCGGAGAATTTTATAAAGTCGTTACTATAAAGCAACAAGAGGATAATACGTATGCTATAAATGGTTTACAGTATAACAAAGAAAAATTTGATGCAGTTGACTTAGAAGACTATCAAGATATTGAAGAAGGCTATAATATTGGGCTACCTAATAATACAATAAGTAGACCAACTCCCCCAGACAGCTTTTCGACTGGCATCGTATCGCAAGATGGTAATTTATATTTAACTGGCGCTATTTATGGAAACCCAAATGGATCAGAGACTAAATACAGGGTGTCTTTAACATATCCAAATGGGTCTTACACATACAAAGAATTTTTAAAGGACTCCAGGTTAGCGTCTCCAATAACAAACTTTGAGTTTCATAATATTGCTCAAGTAGGCTTATATGATGTAATTGTGACATCTATGAGAAATCCAGAGTCAGTTGATTCGCCCTCGAAAAGTTTTACTGTTGACTCCTCTGATTTTTGCACAGATATTTCTTTTGGAAATATTTTATTAGGTAAAGAAATCAACCAATCAGGGATTACAAATGATTCTATCAAATACAAAACAGGAGAGTCCATTACAGAAAATGATATTTTTACCATACCCATGAGGTCTGATGACGATAGAGTTATTTCTTTTAACTCGCCCCAATCACCTTACTTAAATATTAAATTATTTGATAAAGATGATCAATATGTGGAAGATTTAGTTGGAAGGTGGAGATCTTCAAAATTTAATTTAAGTCAATTAAGAAAACAAGAAGTTTTAGACGATCAAAGATTTTATACTTTAGGATTTTATTTATATAACACAAGCAATCAGCTTAAAGACACTTGCATGTATTCAGTAAAAAACAATCCTCCTAGTTTAAACTGCGAATCAATTGAAGAGTTCACGGACAAAGTCGTATTTAATTTAAATCTAGAAGGCAGCTTGGATTCCAAGAAGGTAGATGTTTATTCGTCATATGACGGGCAAACTTTCAAAAAACTAAAAACAGAGAACCTCTTATCTCATAAAGAAAAAATTATACTACCAGTTCAATATTCTGAAATAAAAACATACAACGACGTTACTTATAAATTTTTGGCTCATGATATTATAGGAACGGGCAAGTGGTCTGACACGGTGACTGGTTCCATAACTAAGGCAGAAGAAGAGCCCGCTTCCCTGCAAGTGCCTTTTTCTCAAATCACCCAACAACTTAATCAATCTTTGGTTTCAGTGTATTTTGCTCAGTTTGATGGCAATTTATCTGGACAATATTACTCTAATGGCTCTCAGAGCTACAATTTTAGCGAATTTGACTCGGATGGTAGAGAATTAGGGTATAACGTCATATTAGACTCTTCCTACTCTTACAGCGGATCTGGTGCCCAAAGGAGCTTAGACATTAATGATGTCCTGAGTTTGGATTTAAGCTCCTCAGAAACTAGTGAAACAAAAACTTCTTACAAGAAGAGAAAATCTATTTGGCAAAATTATGGCAATCAAACCTTTTCCCTTAATCTAACTAACCCTTCGGGCATATCAATAGATCAAGTTAATTTAGAAATTGAAAAGTTTTATAAATAACTACGTAAACAGGTAAAAGAAATCGTCTATTATGTCCGCGTGCTCGGGAAACGTTTCTTCAACTAAAGGTCTTATGTATTCGTACCTCTTAATCAACTTTAAAACCCTGTTGGGTCTTTTGTTTTGATGGGTTGATAGCTCAAAAATAAGTTCGCTTGATATTCTAGATAATGCAATTTTAAAACAAACTTTTTTAAATTTATTTAATTTTTCTTGGGCCTCTTCTATATTTAGATCCAGCAGTCTGTGATGTTCAAAATATTTTTCTAAAAGGGTTTTTTCAGAGCTCTTTGATTCACAAAGACCAGTAGAAAGACATAAGAAAGCTAAATCAAAAAATGGATCTAAAACAAAAGATTGGTGAAAGTTGATAAATTTGAAAAAACTATCTTTAACTAAAATTTTAGATTTTGTTAAATTTGTATGGCATAGACTAAAATTGCTTTGTTCAAGATCTTTGATCTCCTCCTGGACTTGACTCTTGATTAAAGCCAAAAACTCTACATATTTACTATAGTTCGGTATTTTTGTTCTAAATCTTTCTAAGATATCGTCTGGAACAATTTTTTCAAAATCATTATCTTCTATAAAAGCTTTTAAAAATATATCTACCTCGTTATCCCTAGACCCTTGTGTAATCTCATGAGCAAAGGAAAGATTCATGGCTAGAGGATCCAATAGTTGAAAAAACTCTCTTTGTGAAATATCAAAAAGGGATCGACTTAACTCTAGCGTGACAACTAATACATTTACTTCCGTGTCTGAATACTGCACCTGCTCGAAAAAAGAGGGTATTGGAGAGATTTTTTTACCGTCAAACAATTTTAGATTGTTATACTCTTTTTTCAAAACAGAATCTGGGTCGTCTTCGTTAATTTTTAAAACAAATAATTTTTTATCGAAAACAAAAGAATAAGAATCACACTCAATATTTTGATCGATTAGTTTTAAAGAATTTACAATTTCTGATACAACAAAACCATCTTGTTCGATAGAAGATTCTAATAAAACCTCCTTAATAAAATTAATTTCTTCTTTTGATATTTTGACATTCTCGTTGCTTACAAAGACTTTTTCTTTGAGCATATTATGTGTGGAGAACTTATCATGTTTTGACATATCTATATATTACACAAGTTTGAGAAGTTTTCTACATTCCTTAGCTGGAATATCCTTGTAGCTTTTCCAAGTCTTTATAACCTCTGGGTCGTTTTCATACTCACCGTCTGTATAAAGTGTACGCAGTTTAGACAAGAAGGAACTAAAGTCTATACCCGCTTTCTCTTTCAAGATGCCTTGTGGGCTAATATCCTTAGCTCCAGAAGTATGGGAGGGAGGAGTCACTATGGGGGACTTATTCTTTGAAGAGTCAATCTCGTCAGCTCCGACGATATGTATACCCAGAAAGTTGCGAACAGTGCGAACAAATGCGCGATTTTCCGCAATACATTCTAAAAACTTAGCAGCAAATCCATTTGTGTTATGTGTTGTTGCGTTAGCTATAGAAGTGAAAGTTTGAGTATGACCATAAGCACCTTCGTAATTTTCTATCCAATTTATCATACATTGAACAACAACGCGACTATCCGAAGACTCTGTGATATCATAAGTTACATTATGAAACCCGCGAAGTTTCGCGAGCTCTTTGATTCCGCCGAGCTTGATTAGGAGCTGATTATCCTCAAGCCCTTCAATAGAATCTGGGACTGGCATCTTACGCATTTCAAAATGATCCTTGTTGGGGTATAAGTGTTCTGGGCTAATCATAGCTCGCCAGTTAACCGAGCCGTCTTCATTAAATTCATATTCAACAGACTGTAAAAGTCCATGTTCATTGCGAGCCCATAGGTCTGGGCCGTATAATTTATTCTTCTTCATATAGGTATAAGCTTTCTAATTCTTTAGATGAGGCTTCATCATATACAAAATTATTAGAGTTGTCAAGTCTTTTTGCAGAAGATTCCGACTTAAATGATTTGCCATCAATAGCGAAACGTTTTTTAGAAAAAAACATAGGGGCTTTAATTTCTTCCTTGGGCCTTTCTTCCTCTATAACATTGTAGTCAAAGTACTTCAATCTTACTTCATTTATATCAATATCTTTTTGAACCTGAATAATTAAATTTATCTTCCGCTTTTTTAATTCTTTAAAAAATTTAGATTTGTCTGTATTTTCTGAGTCTTGGTATTTGAATATAATTTGTTTGAGTTTTGGCATGTACTTTAATAGATCGACGTCAAAAGCCGAAGTGATATAAAGATTGACATAACTAAACTGACACCAGTCTATTATATTTTCTAAATTCCAATGAAGATCTCCTCGAACATTAATTGGCTTGTCTTTTAATTGTTCGGATATGCCTGAAAAATTTGGAACTATTTCCACCACATCATTATGAAAAGTTTTTCCAATTCTAATTGTTTTAAATTTTATTTTTTGTTTAATATGCAATTGATCAAGGATTGCTTGAGCGATCACCTCTGGTTTGATTTCATTAATTCTTTGACAATCTTCATTAAAAGAGGGCTTTGAAGTAGAAAAGTCTGGTGTAATAATTTTACCTACAGAAAGAGGATTAAAATTACTTTCATAAATATTTGTCAATAGAGAAACTGACGGAATTTTGTAATGATCAGCAATAATTGTGTTGTGGTTTGCCAAACCAATATACAGCAAAGAATTTTTAATAAAAAAGTTTTTTTGTTTTGCTTGTATTTTTGGAATTTCAATCAAGGAAATATTGCAACTTTTTAGATAAGGCTGAATAAGAGACCAGACAATGTCCCAATAATTATAACTTTCCGATTTATTGTGCGAGTTAAAATCAAAGCAGATATAGTTCTCTGTTGCATTGGGGTAAAAGTGTTCAGTAATGGTGGGCTTGCCAACCTTGACTCCTAAATCTTTTGCATAAACTTCAACTAAGCTACTCATATTGTTTTATTAATTTTTATATAATTCGAACTGTGTTTTATCTATACCATTGTGATGGTAGTTGTGAAAGCGTTGGGTGCCGTAATGAGGCAGAAATGCTATATCGAAAAATCCTTTGTGATTTCCCGAACCCTCTAAGAGATGTAAATTATCTATCTCTTCTGAATAAGGCAAGACTTTATGTACTAATGGATGATCTTCGATGTAATCAAAGAATTTTGGCGCTGTGAACACATAGATATCATGGGATGGATAAAGGCTGTTGAGGTTGTCAATAAGAGAATTTATGGATAAAACATCTATGGCGGACGCTGGCATGACAACTGCGATCCTATCCCCATCATCTAACAAGTCCTCTAGGTTTGTGGTTTTCTTTTGTCCGTTTCCCCAATCAAAATCATAATCAATATCTGGCATGGCGTCTATAATTGATTCAAGTTTTTTGCCTACAGATTCTGTAGAATAATTATCAATAGTCCATTGTCGGGCTCTTCTGCCCATCTGAGCCACTTTTTCTTTATTCATTTGCCAAACTTTTTTTAATTGTTTAGCAATGCTGGATGGATAGGTAGAGGCTTTAATAAATTGAGTTCCTGGTTCTCTGTATTCTGACCAATCAAGGGGAAAACTACCCGATTCCGTCGTACATGAATCTTCTCCGCAAGAATAATTTGTTACTAAAGTAATTAGCTCGGTCATTTTAGCTTCGAAGATTGGTATTTCCATACCACCACTTGTGAATGGGTGACAGTAAACATCCATAAGATTATAAATTTCGTTGAGCTGCTCTTCGTCGACCCCTGCTTTTATATTAGTCGTATTTAAAGATTTTTCTGAACCACAAAAACGACACTTTTGTTCTTGACCTGTAAATGGGCGAACTTCGTATTCGCCGCAATCAGAGCAATAATAAGTAGTCAAAATATCTTCTTTATTTAGGCTCTTTTCTTCAATAAGTCTTGGTATATCCCAACCTTCAGACCAATGTGTATGAAGAAGTAATTTGGCATTTGGGCATTCTTTTTTAAATATTTTGAAGCCCTCCATTAGATTAGGGACACTCTTTCGAAGTTGATTCCTAAAAACAAACCCAACTATAAACTCATCAGAAAGGTTGAACTTTTTTCTTAACTCTTTTTTTCTTTCTTTCGTAAGGCTGTAGAAGTCTTCCGCTTCTACGCTTCCATGCAGAGTGCCGACGTTATCATGCCCCATTGCTTTTAAGTCTCTTTCAGCGAAAGAAGCCCAGCTATAAAAATGTTTTGTTTTGGGGGCGGCCTCTACTGCCTGGGGCAATATAGGTTGACTATCTAGAGTAGTCCAAATCATGTTATTGATTTTGTCCCACCAAGGCTTTTTCCAGTAGTCCGTGAAAGCCCAAATATCCTCAACACCGAGATAGAGGTCTGGTTTGTATTCTTTGATTGCGTCGTCTATCATTTGCCCGCCATAACCAGCAATACGAGCTTTTTGTGGATCGCTGTTTAAAGCTTTTACAGCTTGTGGGTTGTTCGGCAATGATCCTTGAGTTTTCCAAGGTCTTAATTTTAAAGACGGGTGATCCCATGGTAAGCCGTTAGCAAACTCAATAATTTCGTATTTCTTAGTTTTATAAAGGTAACGAAGTATATTTTTAGCATTTTTGCCGAAACCCGTAAAAGCTTTTGAAGAGTTTGAATGGAAGAGTATCCGCTTCATTAGTAGCTGAAGTACTTAAATAAAAATAAATCAAAGAAGGCTTTAAGCGTTCTAGCTTCCGCTATTTCTACACCCATTCCAAATTTGAGAGTTGAGTTTTTTACCACGCTCAAGGAGAAGGCTTTTTTGCCGTCCTTCTTCGTGTAAGGTTTAAAGGAAATTTGAGTTTTGTCGTCATTATAGCTATGGTAGGCGGAAAATTCTGTATAGTTCTCAATTGCATTCAATACGCCACCGACTTCGTTCTCGGATAATTTAAAGTAAATATTTTTTTCTGGATCTTTCGCGTTTGCACTAAAAGAGCCCGATCTCTTGTTTGCGTCCCAGCTTGCTTGCTTGATGGATTGAACTAGAAGTGAAGGTTTTTGCTGATTGCCTTCTTTATCTTTTTCTAAAATTTTAAAGGAAAAGGCGCATCCAGAATTATACGAATTAGGTTTGTAAATATCATGCTGTCTCATTGCAGGATAATAATAAAACTGAGGAGTATTTCTATTTTATTGAACAAAAAAGGCGGTATTTCTACCGCCTTTGTTTCTAGATCTGTGTGGCTCCCATTGAAAGCTTCTGGAGACTATCCTTTGAAAACTTTCGAATTGATTGAGCATTCCTATCTCGTACAATCACATATTGAGGCGTTTCGCGAACGAACTGTGCGTTGAGCGTTTCACCTTGCCGAGTAGTAAGGCCAAAGAATCGACCGCCACTTGCACTAATCGCTTTCACGATGCGTTTTGTTTTTCTATTCATATTTTTATTATTTATTTTAAAATCCTATTTTGCCAAAAGAAGGTGCATTTCTTTCGTGTTTTATGTCTTCTTTCGATATCTTTAATTTAAAAGCAAATATATCATATATAGTCTCGATGTCAACATCAAAAACTTTATTTTCTAAACTTTTACCCCATTTTAAGAGGATTTTGCTGTATTTTTCAAAATATTTACCATACTCATCTTCTGATTTAAAATTTTCCTCTGTTAATTTACCTTCCATGTCTTTAGCTTTTTTGGGACGGCTTATATTCGTTTTTTTTGTTCTTGCTCCAGATTCGTCCAGTATGTCAAATGCCTTATCTGGAAATTTTTTATTTTTTAAATAAATATCACAGAGGTCTATGATTTTTTCTAGAACCTCTTCGCTGTATTTAACTTGATGGTAGGTTTCATAAGGCTCTTTAGCAACCTTGATCAAATTTAAAGTTTCTTCTTTCGTGGGTTCCAGTATTTCAATCTTTTCAAAACGCCGATCAAGTGCGGAATCTTTTTTGAAAAAGCTATTATATTCTTCCATTGTCGTCGCGCCAATACAAGATATGTTACCTCTAGACAGGGCTGGTTTAAATATATTTGCAAAATCTAATCCTCCTTCAGTACCACTTCCAGCTCCAACAATCGTATGAATTTCATCAATAAATAAAATATATTGCTTTCTTTCGGAGAGGTGAGAAAGTATATCTTTTAATTTTTGCTCCATTTGGCCTCTGTAAATTGTGCCAGCTAAGATTGAGGTCAAATCTAGAGAAATTACCTCTTTGTGCAATAGCAAGTCTGGGCACTCTCTCTTTACTATTTTTTCGGCTAAACCTTCAGCGATTGCTGTTTTACCAACACCAGCTTCTCCAACTAAAATGACATTACTTTTATTTCTTTTTAAGAGTATTTCAAAAGTTCTTTCTATTTCTTTTTCTCTGCCACATATCTCGTAATTTCCTCTTTTCAATATTTTTTCATTCAAATTTTCTGACCAATCTGAAATATCTAACGAAGGGGTTTTATTCGATGGAGATTGATCGGGCATGCTGGAATGCATCACTTCTTGAGGTGGCCCAGACCTTATAATTTCTTTAAAGTCTTTTAGGAAATTTTTTAAATCGACCTCTAAAGCAACAAAAAAATCAGCAATCTCTTCTCTTGTCGTAAGTATGGAAAATAAAATATGATCAATGCCTATATAGTTATCTTTAAATTTACGAGACTGAATCAAAGCATTGTCCAGGATTTCTGTAATCTCTGGAGCAAATATTTCTTTTTTTCTTCTGGGCTCTTTGTAATTTAATAACACATGATTTACATTTTTATTGATGCCTTCTTTTATTAAGCCATTAGAGATAAACACATAATCAATATTACTATGCTCAAACTCGAGAAGAGATGAGAGTAGATGTAAGTCTATAACTTTAAGATGGCCAAGTTTTTTGGCAATTAACCTTGAATTATCAATAGCTTTCTTTGCAGAAGGGGTTAGGTTGTAATTAGATAGATCCATTATTTTATTTCTGATAACTTGGTGTAAATTTTTTCGTCCAATATGGTGATTTTGTCTCCAAAAATAATATCATCACCCTTGCTTCCATAAACGAAAACGATTTGTTCTTCTTTTGGCTTTTTGCCTCCATTATTTAAATAGTTGTCTAGAGTAGCGGCTCGCCTATTGTTCATAAGCATAAAATTAACTCTACCAAAATCGTCTTGTATCTCAACTCTCATATATTTGTTTCCCGCTGCACTTGTCCGAGATATACAATCCGTAACGACTCCAACAAATTTAACTCTGTCATTATTGGCTAAAGATTTAAGTTCTATACTGTCAAACATATCTGCGCTGTTTTCAAATACATTTTTGATTTTTGTGGAATGGCTGTAGCCTAAATATTTACGTTCAAAAAACCAATTTGCAAATTTTAAATGATCTTTGTTCTTATCATAAATTTTTCTATAGGAGGAATATTTTTTCTTAAAGGTTTCAAAGCGCGAAGGTTTCATAATGACCTTTCCATCGTCCGCAATCAAAGAATCCTTCATTACAGAATGAATGGTATTTAATACATCATAATTGAACTTTTCGCCTAGATGGACAACGTTGCGTTTTTCTCTTTCTGTTAGAATATTGAAAGCTTGAGACTCTAATACCAATCGACAGCGATTTGGTATTTTTGAATCTGAATCACAAAAAGAATCCATCATGCCTCCTTGCACAAGGCCAGATAAAACACCGATATTGAGACCGCACTGTTTAGCTGTAACAAAAATATCATATTTATTTTGAGTAACTTCTTGAGCTTTTCTAAAGTCAACTAAATTCTCTAGAGTTTTCTCTGAAACCCCTTTGATACTATTCACTCCAAACCTAATGTTACGACCTTCTATACCGAAATTAATGTCAGACTTAGAAAGATCTGGTGGAAGGAGTTTCATGTCGAACAAGCAAAGCTCTTGATTTATCAGAGCAATCTCCGCATGAGAGTCTGGCTCATGCTTTGTCATTTTAAGCAAGGACAAAAAGAACTCTTGTGGATGCTTAAACTTTAAGTAAGTCGTAATTGCTGCCAGAATAGCATAACTAATTGAGTGCGATTTGTTAAACGAGTAGTTGGCCGAATCTTCTGCGACCTTCCACAAAACTTCCCCGACTTCTTTATCTAAATTTCTTTCTTCGATCTTTTGCTCGATCTTAGCTTTCCAAGCGGGCATTTGATCGACCTTCTTTTTACCCACAATTCTGCGAAGCTGTTCTGACTCATCAAGAGTAAATCCGACCTTAACAGCCATCTTCATTAACTGCTCTTGATATAAGGGGATACCGCCAGTATAAGAGAGGATATCGTCAAAGAATTCATTAACTGACTGGAATCTAGATGTACTTGCATAGTCAGCATATACATCCAGATAGTCAAGTGCACCAGGGCGAGCAATCGCAACCACAGCAGACAACTCCTCCAGGTTTTTAGGAGCGATTTTTTTACAGACCTTAAAGTTTGTATCCGCTTCAATCTGGAACAAACCCTTTGGTGCCTCAATGAATTTGAAGTTTTCATATATTTCTGGGAGTCCGACATCTATATCTTCGATATTTATACCCAACTGTTTGCAAGTATCACTTACAACGGAAAGGGTTCTAAGTCCAAGAATATCAAACTTAACAGTCAAAGACGCAACGTCGTTCATGTCGTAGGCAGATATTAAGTTGCCGTCGTTTGTTTTTTGCATCGGCATAATTTCTTCAATATTGTAGAAACTAATAGCGATGCCAGATGGGTGAACTCCTGTATTTTTGTTTAATCCTTCTAATTTTTTTGCAATTTTAAATATTTTTGTGTTTTTATCCGCAAATTCTTTGAATTTGTCGCTCTCTTCGACGGCTTGGTCTAGTTTGGCTACCTTGCCGAACTGCTTGGGGATGACTGAACTTATCTGATTTACTTCATCTTCAGACATTGCCCCAACTATTTTACCGCACTCCTTTACACATAATTTGCTACTCAGAGTGTTCAGAGTCAAAATTTTACAAGTTCTACCCTTGTGCTGCTCCTCAATATATTTAATTACTTCTTGGCGACGATCATAGGAAATATCGTTATCTACGTCGGCAAGTAGAGACCCATCAAGGTAGGTGATGCTATCTACAATAGTCTTTTTTGCTCGACTTTTGGAGACGAAACGCTCAAAGAAAAGGTCATATTTGATTGGGTCTACGTTTGTAACGCGTAGTAAGTAAAGAACTAGAGATCCAGCCGCAGATCCACGACCTGGGCCAGTGGGTATCTCATTTTCGTGGCAAAAGTTCAGAACATCCCAATTTAAAAGTATATAGTCGATAAATCCTAGTTCTTTTAGGATAGAAAGCTCCATTTTTACACGATCATAGTATTCTTTTTTGTTATCTAGCCCATCAATACCTCTCTGTTGTACTCCACGGAGGCATAATGCCCTCAAAAGGTCGTAGTTCGAAGATTTAGGGTCAATACCCAGTTCAAGGTAGAAACGCTTCTCTACGTCAATCTCTGGCAGGCGGACGCCTGGAGGCATTGGGTTTTTGAGAGGATTTAAATTTCTAATTCCCATAATTGTTTTTGAAATATTTCAAAGTTCTTTTCTATATCGTATAAAGCATCATGTAGCTTTTTTTCATCAAAGTCAATCTCATAATGCTCTAACAAGAACTTTTGATTTGTCTTTAATCCTCTTTCTCTGTAATTTAGATATCTTAGTTGCCAGGATATAAAATCATCTTTGTCGGGAGTTTTGTTACCTTTGGCTAAAGCTGCAGCAATAGCTTTTGTATCGAAGCATCGCTTACAAAAAGAGTAATCTATTTTTACATTTAAATTACGGGCTATAACCCCAAGCATATATAAGTCATAGCCAAGAATGTTCTGACCTACAACGATGATATTGTCATCACTTATTAAGTTCATGAACTCTTTAAACACTACAGCAGGATCTTCTGCTTTAGATAGGTAGTCTTTTTTATCAAAGCCTGTAATCTTGGCAGCCTCTTCTGATACATTAAGCTCGTCCCATTTAAGGAATCTATTTTGTTTTTTTGTAATCTTTTTCCCAGTGGCTTCAATCCAAGCAAGTTGCCAAGGCTTAGATGAAACAAGGTTTAAACCTTCAGTCTCTGTGTCAAAGATGATATATTTTTGATCAAATTTAAATCTTAGTAAGTCTTCCATTATTTATCCTCCTTCCAGGCTTCTATGCAAAAACGATCACTGCCAAAATGGTCAAGTCGTGGATTAGATAGGCTGGCTTGTCGACCAGGCTGGCGATTGCAAATACATTTGTATGTTTGAAAAGCTTCAACATCTTCTTTGTTTTCATAGTAAATTGATTTCACTTCTAATGATGGGTTAGGATTGTTTTTAATAAACTCTTCGATTTTTGAACGTAGGATTCCATCATAAGGAAGTCCATTATCTTCTAAGCAAAACCAAATTTGATCTGGCAGCTTTGGCATACAATTGCAGAAGCCTACTAAATTTTTGTGCAGAAACGAATCATAAAATGGAATGCAGAATTTTATGTTTTTATAGTCAAACCAAGGAGTCTTAATTTTGTTATCAAAACTCTGCGTGTGGAGTTTGTAAAGTTCTTTGCATCCTTCGTCCCCATCGGGGTAAGCTATAATTTTGCTTTCGGATTCTGAGCTTTCATCATCATTAAAGATTGATAATCTTAGTCCAAACCTCAGTCTTTCACCAAAAAGACGAAAGGCTTCTGGAAATCCAGTCATAGAGTCTTCGACTAGGAAGACTTCATCAATTTTATTGTCATCAGCAATTCGGTATACGTCTTCTAGACGAAGTATGCTTTTACCAATAGAGAAGTGGGTTTTAAATAATGGTACCATGCTGGTGATAATACAGCACTAATACTTATTTGTCAAGTGTTTTGGGCAACCTTCGTAGTATTTTATTTCGTGGCTACCTCCATCTGGAACCATATCTTTTTTAAATTCATCTTGGAAGCATGAAGAGTGAAAATCCCCTTCTGCATCTAAAATATTAACGTACCAAAAATCAAACTTATAAGGGCAGTGCCACATGACGCTTCCGTCTTTTTTTAGTTGACCTTTTTCTTTAGCAAATCCACACTGCAATCTACCCCCAAATGAACCATCATCTGGAAATCCCTTATCTATGGCAAAGTTTGATACGGCATCTTTTTCGTCAAAGTTTTCCAAGTACTCTTGAATTGATGAAAGCTGTAATTCAAAGCCCTCTAAATCGTCTTCATCAATCGCCTTCATTTTCATCAAACCATTCTTTTTTAAATTAAATTTTAAAAATAAAAATTCAGATGTTCTATTTACGTATTCTGGGAAAAGAGTTTTGACTGCAAGAGAATACATATAATCCTGGAGATTGTCTTCCTTTTCTTTACCCTCAAACATTTTCTTGCTGGTCTTGTAATCGCGGATGATCGCAATCTTTTTGTCTTTATACAGAAACAGTTGATCAATAAAACCACGAATGTGATAGCCGTTCTGTTCTATATCAAAGTCCAACTCTGCGTGAGCTTCATCTGGTATGCCTAATTCTTCTCCATGAAAGTTGCAGTCTAGACCGTTGAGTATCATCTCTTTGATCAGGTTCATGTTATCATCATCAGTAACCCCGAGTTCGGAAGCGTCAGACATGATTAGATCTTTTACAGCTTTAGATGCAAATGGATCTTTGGCCTTAACAACTTTATTGAAATGAGTCTTTGTCTTTTGCTTAGACAGAAATTCAAAAACATTGTGGCAAACAGTTCCCCGCCTTGCTCCATCATTATTTGTATCTGGAAGTTTTTGTTTGTACTTACTCCAGTATATCCAACTGCATGATTGTGCCGTTTTAATACGACTTGCTGATAGTTTAACTTCCATTTAAAATTTTAATTAATTTTTTGCAGTGCGTGTTTTTAAATAACTTATCGTTTGATTTTATCTTTTTTAACACGTACTCTTGAAATTTGTTATCACCTAAGCTCCACTTGTCTTTTCGCTTATACCACTGTTTAAAGTTATCTAGCATAGCTGTATCACGCTCTAGCATATCTCCGAAATCGTTGCAGACAGGAGGATTAATTTTAATTAGAGATAGATCAAAGACTGAGGATAATTTTGCGGCGACCTTTATAGAGGCTAAAGCCCCAGTATTTTCCTCTTTACTGTCATCATTATTTGTTGCAATAATAATTCTTTTTAAATCAAAAGAGTTTAAGTACGAAATCATTTTTGCAGAAATATCTAATCCAGCTAACATTAGCACGTTGTCGTAGCCAGCTTCATATAAAGCCATGCAGTCGCCAATACTTTCAACCAATATTACTTCTTCTTTTTTTTCTATATTAGAGTGCGAAAGATGATGCGGATAAATCCAATTTGTTTTGCGACCAGTATGCTTCCATTTCGCGATATTTTTATCGTCTGTAATAGTGCGACCAGAAAAACCATGTATTTGATTATCTAGATCATAGATAGGGAAAACAATTCTGCGGTACATTTTACCTCCACCAGCATATCCGCATTTAAACTTGTCTTGGGTCTTTGATGATATGCCCCTCTTTTCATAGAATGTTTTCATTGGTAAGAGTTTACTTAAGTGAGACTCTGGGTATATTTTTTCCATTTCTATTTTTTCTTCTGGTTCTTTTTCTCTGCCACTGCTATTGAATGATGCTTCATTCCCGACCGAGTACTCTTGAAGTATTTTTGGGTCTTCTGTATTTAGTGTCTCTTTAACTAAAGCAATAAAAGGTTTTGCTTGCTCGTCTCCCCCGAAATCTCTCCACACTCCAGAGTCTTTATATATTATAAGAGAGGTGTTGGTTTTTCCATTTCTAAAAATTGCACGGCTCCTCCAGTGACTACCGCAATCTTGAAGTGGATACCCTAGTTTTTCTAAGAAATTTCTGTATTGATTCATAGATCGTCAAACGAGGGGATGACGCTTGGGTCACTTCCAACTAGGTCACCACCAGTGTTTCTGAAGTTTACGATATCTCGCAAGTCTCCACGCTCTGTAATATTAAAGTTTGCGAATTCCAGATTAACAAAATTCTTTCTTAGATTGTCATCGACTTGAACGGGTTCAATTGCACCAGCAATATCCTTACCTAGATGTCGAGATTTAACGTTGATTAATTTATGTGTGCCAAACTGTGGGCCTTCTTCTGTGATTTCGTCGCTAGTCTTTTGACGAAGAATAAACATGTGAGAACAAAACTGAGTAATCCGATCAGACAAAGAAACAATAGACTCGTCGTCGACGATGTTTGCGCTTTGACGATTGGTGGTGATACCACTACGATTTGACTGAACTGATGTAATCATTGGGATTACGGGATTACCTTCTTCTAGTATTTCCTTTTGAATACACTTCTTGAACTTGTCTACCATCTCTCCGACTAGTTGCCACTCGTTCTTGTTTCCTGCACTAGAGTCAGAAGAGGTCTTAATGTAGTCAAAGGAAAAAACCATTTTATTGCCTCGACCTACCTTGGAGTAATAAAATCTTTTTAAAGTGTTAATCATTGAATCAACGTCCATGCCACCAACGTTGTAATAATAGAATTGTAGATTTTTAATTTTGTTCCAAACAGATCGAACTCGACGCACCGTGTCGTCTCCAGCTTGTCTCCACTTTCCGCTTTCTAAAAGATATGCAGGAACACCAGAAACCGCAGCGCACTGACGAATGATAAGTTCTTCCTTGCTCATCTCGCCGTTGTCGAAGTGTAGGACAGGTACATCATACTTTGCTGAAACTTTTGTGGCGTAGTCCATGCAATATTGAGTTTTACCGACACCAGAGCGAGCAACAATAACCGTAATGTTTCCTGGGCGCAAAAGAGAACCATACATGTCATTAATTTTTTCATGTGGACCCATCATTCCAAATTCTTCTAATGGGTTATTGCCGCGATCTTCAATGAAATTTTCCATTTCATCATATATATTTTCTGGAACATCTGAGCCAACCTCAAACATATTAATCTTCTCGTTGTAAATCTGATCAGCGGATTCAATAATTTTATGATAAGACGTTTCTGGGGAGATACTTTTCATAGAAGCTGAAATTTTCTTTGCAGTTTCTCCTATTTCTCTACGCACACTATACTTCTTTAACTCCTTAATTGATGACTCAATCTTTTCCTCTGAATGTATTTTGCGCATCGACAGAGATCTGACATAGTCAATTAAGGATATATCTTCTTCAAACTTTATGCCAAGATCTTTAATTCTTTGAACTAGGACAATCTCATCGATTGACTCGTCTTGCTGGCAAGCCCTCTTTAAAACAGCAAAAAGAGTTTTGTGCAATAGTGAGCTTCCGTAAAAATCTGACTCGCTTATCAAGTGAATGAAATTAACAAGAACTTTTGGTTTTTGAATAAATGCGGCTAGTACCTGCTTTTCAATTTCTAGGCTATATATCATATGTATCCGAATAATACATATGTTTAAACAATTGTCAAGGCTTATTCGACTTCTTCGTCTAATTCTCGAAGATTTTCCGAATAGTCGTTAATATAATCTTCTATTGATTTAATTAATCCAGACTCTGTAATTTTAGAATCACAACTTGTATATATAATTGGAGTGCCATTTTCATCGGAATAGGCAATTATAAACCCTTTATAAGCTTCTGCTCCGCCAGTTAACTCATAAAGCTGAGTCAATATCTTCTTGGGAAGTTTAAATTCTTTAAATTTTGGCTTATCCATCTAGAATAATTTACACTTAGCCCAAAAGGTTTGCAAAATATTCTTCAGATAGTTCGTCTTCTGGGTATATCAACAGCAATTCTATGCTATTTATTTCGCAAAAATCTATTTTTTTATCGTCTCTACGTAACTGCCTAACAAAATTAGCTCTAGTTTTGTGAAAATGCTTAACAAACTTTAAATGTTGGGCACCTTGGACCTCAATGGCTATTTTTTTTGTATGATTGTAGAAATCAAGGGACAATTGGGTTCCTACAACCCTGAATTCCTCATATACAACATCATACTTCCAATACTTGTATAGGTATTTTCTTACCTCTGCTTGAAATTTGCTACGACATTTGCCGTTCCACTTAATTTTGTACTTATGTGGGTTTCTGAGTGGCTTCTCTTTGCCGTATAGAGTTATGAACTTCAAATCAATTCTCCAATATTGGATTTAAAATAATTTATTAAAAACTCTGAAAGAGCCCCGTTTTCTTCGACCATCTTAAATAAATTAGCTTCTCCTTGGACTTTCTCTGGTAAATCTTGTACTACTTCAGCCACTAGCTCTTTAAATTCTTCTCCAATAGTAATCCAAGCGCCTTTCTTGGTGACAAACTCCCACATATACAATAAGTCGACAAGCTCTTTTTCTACCCAAATAGACTTTCCTCCAGTTCTGCCGTATCTAATAGGGTAGGGGATAGTATTATTTGTTTTCTCATTTGGAGACTTTTTGATGGTAGCCTTTGCCCAGTGACCAATAATAGGGTTTGTCTTGGGATCTGGCTGCTTCTTTGTTGAGTCTTGCAAAATCATATCAGATTTAAAACGAGGTTCAAACTCGATGATATAGTTAGCGAAGTGTAAAAGTGCGTTACCACCCGTTGCTGACGTCTGACGTATGGGAGCCTTGGAGTAGGGGTCTAACTTGATGTCTGCCCTCACCTGGCTGATGAAAATGGCCATATGGCCCCTTTTTGCAAGAGAGATGGACATTCTCTTCATAAAGTTGGCTGCGATGACCGCACCGCCAGCTACTTTGTTAGAATCGTAAAAAGATTTATCTATGTCTTGCTGTGAGATTAGGCCATCTACTGAGTCTAATATAAAGCAGTAGCGGTGCTTATCTTCGTTTTGATCCACCAAAGTCTTAATGGCGTCGACCACAACCTCATAAATGTTGCTTTCAAAAACAAAGCAGGTGCCTGCAACCCAGTCTTTTGCATCATACACAAACTTGACGCCAGAACGAGCCACCATCTCATTTGAAAGGCGACCTTCTGCCTTAATGTAGAAACCTTTGCCTTGTTCCTGTGTGTTTAACATATTTTTCATAACCTCGAGAGCTGCTGAAGTTTTACCGCCCTCATTCATGCCTACAAACCTATGCAATCCTGGCCCAAAGCCACCGTTAAGGTTTAGGTCTAGTTGAAGAGATCCGCTTGATGCCTTGTAATCAATCGACTCTTCGAAGTTATAATGCTGTCCTTTTTTGTCTTTAAGGAACTTTTCTAGTATTTCTGAATCTTTATCGCTCATTTTAATAAATCTTTTGTGTTCTTTGGTTTATTATCACTGGGTACATAATCTTTTCCAGTCTTTTCTCCTAAAATAATAGTGTCGTATTTAGATAGGTCAACTTTAAAGTTGAAATTCCTCCACTTTCTATCCATCGTGTCCTTAAGGGCTTTAGATACTATATATGCAAGGCTATCATATTTCTTAGGGAAAGTCACAATTTCTAAGAAATCTAAAGAATACCTAGCTTCTAGATCTTTTAAAAGCTTCATTTCCCTGGCCCAAAAGAATCTTTTTTGGGCTGATGGTACATCGATCAGTTTGCCGATGACGGCTTGTCGCCTTTTATGTGGCGTTAATTTCTTCAATGTCATTGTCAACCATCCTACGCACTAATGTAGGAAAGTCAACGCTTTTTTCCCAATGTAAATCTTTTTGTGCTTCAGATGGGTCACCAAGCAAAAGTTCGACTTCAGCTGGTCTATAAAAATCTTTATTAATTTTTAATAAAATAGAACCAGTTTCATTGTGTATCAATTTAGTATCAATTGGATTATCTTCCTCATGCCAATGAGTTTCAATTTCTGCGGCTTCAAAAGCCTTCTCTACAAATTCTCTTACTGTATGAGTTTCTCCAGAAGCTAGCAAATAATCCTTTGGTTTATCTTCATTAAGCATTAACCAGACAGCTCTAACAAAGTCATATGCATGACTCCAATCTCTCTTAGCTTCGATGTTTCCTAAATCAAATGCTTCTGGGGTTTTCCCTTCATCTAGCTCTTTTTTGATTCTAGCTACATTCATGGAGATTTTTCTGGTCACAAACTCTTCCCCACGGCGTTCTGATTCGTGATTAAAAAGATAACCTTGAATAGCAAACAGTTTATAAGAGTCTCTCCAAACTTTAACAATTTGTCTAGCAGCGACCTTTGATGCACCGTATGGGCTCCTGGGCCTCGGTGGATGATTGAGGTCTTGTGGACTATACATAACATCACCAAACTCTTCAGAAGAGCCAGCGTTGTAATACTTACAATTCGGACAAATTTTACGAATAGCTTCTAGTTGACGCATTACTCCCAAAGCGTTTACGTCAAAGTGGTTGGCTGGCATATGCCAACTGTTGCCAACAAAGGAATTTGCAGCAAAATTTATAAAGTAATCTGGTTTGATTTCTTGAATTGTGCTGAACATACTATGTTCATCAGTAAGATCCATTTCAATAAGTTTGAATTTTGGATTTAGCTTGGCTTTTTCTATATTTTTGTGATTAGGGACACTCAGTCTTCTGATTGCGCCATAGACCTCTAGGTCTGTAAATTTAAGAAGGAAGTCTGCCATGTATGAGCCGACTTGACCTGTTACTCCTGTTATTATT